TTGTACGCTTGTATTCTTTAGCGTAGTGAGGTGAGCTTGTTGCCTTGCTAACGTGTGCATCCCACACATTGCCTTCGACATACTTGCCAATGCTAGTTGGTTTCTTCATACTTCAATGCCTTTGTTCTAAAGAACCCTGCATATTCTGGATTCATTGCCATGAACAATCGTGAATAATAGGCGATGTAATTATTACTAATTTTAAAATCTTCGCCTGTTGTTTCGATCATGGTTTCCCATCTAATTCTATTTACAATTAGCCAAGCACTTAATCGGTTATGCCCTCGGTTAATTGCTTGCATGGTAAACTTTTCAAAGAGTTCATAGACGTGTGGGTTATCTTTATGCCAAGCCCACCACTTTAGTTTATCTGGGTTCTCCTTCATTAATCTTCTCCATTAGCTGTTGAAATTCATCGCCACTCATAATGACTAGCGTTTGCGGACTGCCTGTCCGTCTTTTATAGAAGGCAATGTCTCGCCTATCTAATACTGAGAAGGGGCTAGGGAAGTTGGACTTGTCCCTATACTTGACCTCTCCTACCATTTCTCGTCCGAAGACTTCGAGCTTGATGTCGCCGCTATACTCTCCTCCCAAACTGCCTGAGAGGGGCTGCCTCTTCGCTTTGATCGGCGCTTTGATTTCGTTGAGCCAGTTGACGAACCACTTTTCGTGGTAAGTTCCTTTGTTCTTGTTACGGTTTGCCATCTGTCTTCCTCATAACAATTAAGGCAGACATACCAATGCTTTTGATAAGTGGCTGCGCTATTGTTTTTGCATATAGCAACGAACCAATTCGTTACTGTTTCACAAGCAATGCAAGTTATTGCATTACCTCTTTTGGACTTTGATGTCATATTCTAATGCGTCTAACCAACACATCAGCATAAAACCAGAAGGGATTCTCTTGTGAGATTCCCATTTGTGGATCAGTGATGACGTACACCCGATGCTATGGGCTAGCGACTCTTGGCTTAAACCTCGCTCGAACCGAGCTTCGATTAACATCTTGATTAGCTTCTCGTAATCTTTGGGTATACTCACGGGCTTGTTGAATCGAGTGAAGCTCTTCGATGGCATTGAACACCTTTGCGGCTGTTTCGTACCTTAACTCTGTCGCTCCATTTACTGTCCGATAGTATGTCGATGTGGGGATTTGCGCCCTTTGGAAAGCTTTGCTCAACGGAATCTTATACTCCGTTGAACAATCTGTTATGGTTTGCAAGTACGATTTCATACCGCACTTACTGCATAGACGCAGTTAGAAGTCAACCTCAAGTTCTTTTAGTTGAAGCTTATAGCCTTGTATGTCTATGCCAATGTGAGCAAGGTCTGATGATACCCAACTGGGTCTAACACCAGAGCCATACTCCTCAAGCAGCGCATTGTATTCATTCTTCTTGCGCTGAATTGCTTTTTCGATTTCAGTCTTTGTCACTGATCTCTCCTTCCCTCATCCAAGGTGGCACTGCGCTTGGATTATTTTTAATCCACTCTATGCGCAAAGCGTTCTTAGTTTCTAACAGTTCAGCGATATAATCTGATGCTGTATCTTTTGAGATAGGCAAAGAAAACTCTGGTAGTTGAACAACTGAATGAGGATTTAGAAACGTACACTCATAAAGCAACTGCCCCATACGGTAGTATTGCTTTGCTGTTGCTGCATCTGGATCATGGATGCACTCGCTGCGAACGATACCAATCATTCTATTCTCCTTTCAAGATTTTAAGTTGCAGGATGATTCGTCCCATCCATCCATTGCATAAGCAGCCTTCATTACCTTTGCATTTTTAAGGGTGCTGTAAGTTTTAAACTTATTCCATGACAGCAATATCAATCTGTGCTTATGCACTGTTGTCATTTTCTTAAGCCTATGAGCATCTTTGATTAACAGGTTCCTTACATAGATGATGGGATCATCTTCATAGTTTATCTGTCCATCCTTCCAAGTCTTGATAAAGGAGTTGGCTGTTTCTCCAAAGCCAGTCTGAGTTGCGATGTAATGTATAGCTCCAAGAACTTTGTCACATCTAGTAAATGTGTTTCGAGCATAGTCAGCGCTCTCTACTATTGATGGATTAGATTGGAAGACATCATCTAACTGAGAAGATGTAAGCCCTGAGTTTTTGGGAGTGTTTAAAGCTATCAAAGCTACATGAGTAATCGTTGCTGCAAGAATCCCATGGTTTGTATAGCCTCGAACTTTAAGCCTGTCTGCATAGACTCTTTTTCTACCGCTATCTATTGTAACCATAGCCCTTTCTTCCAAGTCTTTTACTAAGATAGTCCAGAAAGGTTTGCCTGTTTCAAGACATGCTGTTAGTCGTTGCTGTCCATCAAGCAGTATATTTGTATTAGAAACACAGATTGTATTGCCATTAAAATCAAAGGAGTTGTTAGCCATATCCCTTGAATATTGTGCAACTAATTTTCTGTTGATCCTTCTGTTCTTTGTATTGATCTTTAATAATTCTGCTGCATGATCTGGTGTTATTAAAGTTATCTCAGCAGATGAGTTTGGTTTTACATACTGGTTCATGATCTACTCCTTTTCAGTATGGGATTTCGTCATCAATAATTGGTGGCAGATTTTGTTGCTCCCAATTAGCGATGGCTCTTGCGAGAAACTTCTTACGATTAAACTTGTCGTTTAGTTTCTCAAGATCATCAGCAATCTTTTCGATTACGATTGGCGATGATACAAGCGGCGCAAAGTTGTCCGCTATGTATTCAAAGTGTTGGCGTGTAACTCTCATGTTACCATTCTCCTCCTTGTAAAAAGAATTCAAAATCTCTGAACATGTTGGACTGTTCTTCCATGTAGGATTGAGCTTTCTCCATTGCTGTTTTTGCGCCCAATTCAGTAATGCTAAAGCCTTTGTCCATTCCAAACTCTTTTTGGAAAGGTGCTTTTGACATCACCATAACCCATTGCTGTTTCATGCTAGCTCCTTCCATGTGTTAGAGCGCATTGCACTGGTGATGATTGCCTCACGGTTATGACGCGCTGTATGAGGGCTGCGCATATCCTGAGTGTGTGTCGCCCAATGCGTTAGGGTATTATATAAAGCCCACTTGTTCGGGCCGAGATGTGATCGCTCGTCGCCCCATAGACCGAGCAGGTTTTCTAGTTGGCGCTCGTTGGTCTTGGTGATGTTAGCTTGGCGAGTGTGCATTTTGCAGAGGTGCTTTTTGAAGAAGCTTTCTGCTTGGTCATTGCTGACCTTCACGCCCATGTAAGATTGCCATATGTCCTTTTGTTCTTTGAAGGCAGACATACCATTAGCAATCTTGATAGCCGATCCCTCTACGTTGATGGATCGTGTGTGTTTGTATTTAGAATAAGCTGAGATGTCAGCAGTGGTGCAACCGTTCTTACACCATAACCGATTGCCTTGACTCCATTGAGCAAACGACCAACTACCATCAAGACTGTTAGTTGCTAGCGCTTCGTATCGCACATAGTCTCCGACCTCTGGCTCGATAGTTACATCAGGCCATATGATCCTAGCTCTTAGCTTGCGACCACCTTCATAGACTTCGATCTTAGTCTTGAAGTCTGAACTAATGTTAGCTGCTTTGGCTGCATCAAGTATAGATTCAACAGCTAGGTCATGGCTAACAGGTTTGTATTTACTGCCGTGAACGCCCATCACTTCATCAGTGTCAGTGCGGATCACCTGTACCGAATTGGGTACAGGCTCACCAGTCACAGCGTTAGGCGTTGGCATCATCTTGATTGGGAAGTTCCAATCGTTGATAGGTTTCATGAATGTCATTTTGTTTCTCCTTTTCATGACGATAGGGACTGCCAGTATGCAGTGTTAATAATTAATAATCTATTGTTACGTTACGTCACTTTGCCTCCTTATATAAATAGCCGGACACTTTACTTGTGGTTGTATACTAATTACTCGGACGCTTTTAGTCTCGACATATAAGTCCGTGTTTGCCTTTAAAAATAGGCGACTGGTCATAGACCGCTTTCTTTTTAGACTTGATGCGGCGGCGTTCTTTGCGATTAGTCACTTCAAATTTAGGTTCGTCTTTAACCTTTTGAACTTTAGAATAAGCAGTGATTGTATGTGCCATGATTCTCTCCTTGGTTTTGCAGTTTTCATAGCCGACTAAGTTTAGAAACAATAGTCAGCTATCAAAACCACAACGCTCGGCGCTGTAGCTATGACCCCCAGAGCCGCAGCCCCTACAACATCTGTTGCATATCTCCACACTTGCCATACCTCCAAGACGGTGAACAAAGAAAAGGGCGACTGATGCCGCCCCGATCTTATCAAGCAATCTTTGCCAATGCCTTTAGCAATTCCATGCGCTTCGGGCTGATTTTCTTGTTGGCGTTGGCAGGTCGGGTATTGCTTGCCTCCCACTTTGCCCCTGCAATGCTTTCATAAACCGCCGCATCTGCTTGAGCTAAGATTTCATACATTGGGATCGCAATTGCGCAACGTTCAATGTCATTGTTTGCCTTTCGAGCTTCGACTACATTGTCTGACTCCGAGGCAACAATATTATCAGCTAACCGACCTTTCCAGTAAATCACTTGGCGGTGAGAAGCGTAACAGTTCCCACTTTGATAAGCTTGCATTGTATAGTCATCAGGAGACTCTTCAAAATGTGCTTTATAAAGGTCAACAAAAGCTTTGAATCGCGCATTTGCAGCGTCAAGAGATTGCTTGTCTATCGTTCTAGTCATGTCTGGTTCTCCTACCAAAAAAGTTTCAAGATCGAACAGCCACATTTGACTGCTCCACCCCAACAACCATGACTGCAAACAGCCCCCTTGGGCTGCTTGAAGTCCGCAATATCTATATCTCTGCTACCGTGTCTAAGCCTAGCTCAAAGCTAAGAAGACAAGAGTAACCCAACGGCACAAGGCCACAGTGCGATATAGTTATTGCGAACTTTTTGCCGACATGGTTTTGGATCAGGGGGGGCAGCCAAATGTGGTTGGGCGAGCGCCAGAAAGTTTTGAAGGTAGCTAGAGAAACAGGCGTGACTAGATAAGAGAGGCAAGCAAGCTTTTGACCTGCTGCAGATGTGGCGGTTTACAGGTTTTGTTGAGCTTTATAAATCATATTTTGCGTAACTGTCGTAACTGATGTAACTATACAATCCTTGCAAGCTTATCAAAGTGGGGGCTGTTTTGCGGATCACTGCAAAGTATGATTTACTGGTTCGGTTAGCTGATGAGCTTGCTTGCATCGGTGGCTGACACTGTGGGCGAGGGTCGTAGGCAAACACTGACTTCGTTGCGCAGTCCCAATGTTGGAATCTTGGATCAAGCGGCGGTTTGTGTCAGCCTTGCATGGCAATGTGGGTGCTACAATAACTGACCTGCCAACGCCAACTGGAAATCACCGCGCATGACATTGCTTTGGGCATGGCGCTTGATAAGATCGGGGTGGTATCTGTTGACCTTTGCGGTGATTTAGTCTGTCAACCCATCTGGCAACCTTCAATACCGTTGTAACGCCACGTCACTTGGCAAGGTGACGCTACGTCACATATTGACAGACATTGCAGTCAACGTGCTAAATGGGGGGAGAGAGGGAGAGGGGGGCAACAGTAGGATACCACAATGAATGACGTTTCTAAATCTCGAAAGTTGACTGCAAAACAGATGGCTCTTGTAGACACCATTGTAGCAAATGGCTGCTCCATTAAGGATGCTGCTCCCATAGCAGGTTATGCAGTTGGCGAATCTGGAAGGGTGACTGCAACCAAGACTATGAAGTTGCCTCATGTGCAGCAGTACATGATGGAAAGGATGAATGAGGAGTTTGGATTATCTGCTACTATCGCTGCAAGACAACTCCGTACCCTAGCTTCTGGGGCCAAATCTGAGTATGTCCAGTTAGAGGCATCGAAGGATTTACTAGACCGCGCAGGGTATAAACCGATTGATCGCAGCCAAGTGCAGGTTGCAGGGGACATACGAGTCTCAATCGACCTAGGGTAAAACTGTTCATTGATCGTTCCGTCATGGGGGGTGGGGGGAAAAACTGCATGACCTGTTACTGTAATAGTCTCTCACTCACATTATTTCCCTTCAGAGCTTGCCCACGAATGTGGGCTAATTTGTGCATTGTCAAAAATATTTTTATCTGCATAAGG